CAGCTCGAACTCCTCTTTCAGCTTTGCCCTCATTTCCGGGCTGATTTCAATTTTCTTAGCCATTACTCCTGATTGTTGTTTTTGATGTTTATGTAAATTTCAAGGTTGTTTACTTTGTCAGCACCGCATACAGCCACATTGTCGTCTCCGAATGTTTCACCCAGTGCTTTCAGTTGCTCCAAGTTCAGCATTTCAATGACTGTTACAACCATTACGCCGTATTGGTCTGGCGGATCAATTTCTGTTATCCGTACATCTCCGGCACCGTTTTTCCTCAACACACCCGCTACTATGTCGGATAACTCATCCTGGTTCATTTCTAAATATTTTGCCATTTTCAAAAATTTTAATATCTTTGCATATTTTAATATTCAAATTCGGTGCAAAGATATATGAAATTTCATAACTGACAAAATAAAATTTCATAAAATTATGGCAAAAATAAAAGATAGAGCATTGGAGTATTTGAAAGTCAGCGGAATAACAAAGCAAGATTTTTGTGAAAAAACTGGCATTTCGTACTCAAATATGGTCGGAAAGTCGCTGCAAAGTGAGCTTGGTGGTGACCAAATCTATGAAATTTTGCAGAAATTTCCCGACCTAAATTCCGATTGGTTGCTCCTCGGAAGGGGTGAAATGTTGCGTTCCGCCAGTCAGTCGGTGGGCAACATCAGCCACTCGACAGCCGTGGGTGTCAACGTCAACGGCAACGACATAAACATCAGCTACGACCCACTACTACCCACGGTAGAAAGTTTGAGCGATTCTGTGGCCAAATTAACCGCCCAGAACGCCCAATTGCTGGGAGAGCTTTCGAGGCTCATATCCATAGTGGAGAGAAAAATCGCTTAAACGGCCTCTTTTTGCCCTATATATATAATGAATAGAAAAGTGTGCCAAATCTGTGCCAAAAAAGCCGGAAAAATGACCGTAGCGCGCCGCCAACACGCTGACAATCAACCAATGTTTAACCGTGCCCCCAAGGGTGCTAAATCGTGGGTTTGAATCCCGCCGGGGTCACAAAGATTGAGCAACAGCAAGTTGCAGCGATTTGGCTGAAAAAACTGTGCCAAAAACGCGCCACAACATTTTTCCTGGCGAATCTGTCTCAGATGGTCGCCAAGAAAAAAAATGCCATCCAGTCACCTACACGAAATAGAGAAATTTCTGCCCGCTGTGGTCAAAGACACTCGCTCCGGGTTGATGGTGGAATACTATGTTCTGGATCCTTCCACCGATGACATGGTGCGAAAGCGTATGAGGCTGACGAAGCTGACCAAACGCATTCCGTCGAAGCGCGAGAGGTTGCTGGCCGCCCAGCGGGTTGCCGACAACCTGAACGCAAAGCTTCGTGGCGGTTGGTCGCCATTGCATCAGACGGAAGACAGCCGACTGTACACCCGACTGGCAGACCTGCAGGAAAGATTCCTGACAGCGAAAAAGGCCGAGGGTTGCCGTCCAACAACGCTAACACATTATACCAGCGTCACGAATATATGGTTGCGCTGGTGTGAGGATAACGGTTTCGCGGACAGGTATAGTGGAACATATCTTCGCATTCACGCCGTTCAGTATATGGATGATGTTCTCCAGTTAGGGAACAGGAACCGCTCGTATAACAACACTCTGAAGGTGATGAAGGCTTTTTTTCAATGGGCGTTGGAACATTGCTATGCAAAAGAGAATCCTTTCCTTGGACTCAAAACGCTGAAAAAAGAGCCGAAAATCAGAATACTCGTTCCTGCTGATGCCAGGAGAAAGGTTGCCGAATACTATAGCACCATGCGCCCGGCAATGAATATCGTGTGTCAGCTGGTGTACTCCTCGGCCATACGTCCTGGTGAGATTCTTAAAATTCAACTGAAACACATACGACTTGATAGGCACTATATTGTCATACCGTCCGAGAATGCCAAAAACCACAAGCAAAGATTCGCCACCATAACCCCCTCGCTTGATGAACTGCTATCACCCATTTTGGCAAAATACCAAAACCTTGATTTATACCTCTTTGGGAGAAATGAAAATTTAGATCCAGACAGGCTTCCAATCACAAAATCTTACTTCCAAAAATCATGGGAAAGGATGCGCAACGCCACCGGACTGCCGAAGGAAATGCAGCTCTACAGTCTGCGCGACACCGGGCTGACGGACTTGTTGCACGCAGGGGTGGACCAGTTGACGGTGCAACACCACGCAGACCACAGCAGCTTGGAGATACAGAACATCTACACAGACCACTTCGACGCAGGGTTGACGGAGAAAATCTATCATAATGCCCCATCTTTCTAGTGCAGCGTGCAATCGACTAAATCGACTATAGTCGGTTTAGTCGGTTGTATGGCACAGAAAGATTCGTGAGCTTACGCGCGAGGCCCAGCGAGGAAGTGTTACAATTCGACGTGGCGACATACGCCCTCGATTGTACATACGACACTCTCCCTAGAGGAGAGTTCCGAGCTAATCTTCACGGGGATAATCCGCAGGCCGTCACATTGGATGTAGCGCACTTGCTGCTCCGGTGTGACGGCTTGCGGTTGTAAGGTGGCCATCACCTTAAAGAATGCCCATGATGGAAGGTGTGCCACCAGGCGATAGCGGTCGCAGTTTCCCAGCAGATCGTAGACAACGCGGAGCCATTTTTCACCAATCGAATTTTCACCGAAAGCCGACAAGCTCATCGTGTTGGCAGCGGAATGTCCGTCTGCTTTCAGGCATGTTGGATTGGCGGCGCAGTATCTCACCCCCGAAACGCCACCAGTTAGCAGTCCTTCCCCGTGGTCTTGCATAAGGATGAAGGGGAACTCCCCGGTGTACTCCTTATCAAGCATCGGGGAACAGCCTTCTGTCTCCACTTGACAGATGTGTTTGGCTGGCACGCTTACCTCACTGAACTCATCCGGATCTGTCATGTTGGGGGTGTTGATGTTCAACTCAACATCCTCAACTTCTTCCGCTGTGGTCTTGCCAGCCACAAGTTTGCGGTTGTCGCCGCTATCTTGTGGCCAGGTAAATTTGTTCTTCTCTTCGTCCACTTCGCTCCCTCTATAAGCGGCCTCGTTGTTGACAAACACATGCTTGCCAAGGTTCATGAGTGCGGACGGGGTGTCATTCTTGGTGCCGATAGGGTCAAGAATACTATCCGCGCTCACCTCGCTGCCACCGAGGATGGGCGAGAAATGCACCTCGTATTTCTTAGGTGCATACTCCAGTCGCTCTTTCGAGGTGGTCCACTCGGAGATATCGAAGAAAGTTCCTTTGAGGGTGTCGGTGAAGAAATTGAGCTGGAGCTGGCGGGTCATTGGGTTGGCGAAGAGCGACAAACCGAATGCCTTGCAGACGGCTCCAAGAAACTCACCGTTGGTGAGGTTCGGGACGTGTTTCTTCCATTCCAGAACCTTGCTGAAGATGTTAAGTGTCGGGTCGGTCTTAACGATATCTAGATTATCCAGCGTTTCGTACTCATACAGCCTTTCCATTTGGCCGTAGCTGTTCAGGTGCACATTCATTCGAGACCAATCATCTCTCCATCGGATATGGATTGTATCGTCGCTGGTTGCCACTCTGCACTTCACGAGCCTAACATTATACTCCCTGCCATAGGCAAGGGAATCACCCCAGTTTCCATTATGCCAGCATACATCTGAGTTAGGAGAAGGTATCTTAATCTCTCCCCGAAGGTATCCCTCGGAAAGGTAATTCTTCGTCTTTCCCGGACTTGGTGTCAATTGTACCAGCACGCTGTCGGCCTTGTTTAGTGGCACGGTGTTGGATTTTTTATTCCATGAGAATATCAGCCCCTGGTGCGTGTAGTTAAACTTAGCACATCCATCCGATACTTCATAGACCGAGGATATTGTATCATCGCCATCTAACCCCATGGATGTTTTCAGTTCAGAAATACTCTTCAGGTGGCCATAGATAAACGGGTCGTAGTTATCTCCACTATCGCCGTACACACTAAACTTCATTCGCCAAGTGGGAAGGGTGCCGCCACCCTTCGGCATCACTGCAATGGCAAATATTTCATCATACCGCTCAAAGTCCTCCTCTTCGGTATATGGCTGGTTGGTGTTCAATGTCGATTGATCCAAGTGGAGGGAGAAATTAAACTTGTGGATGCCGTAGTGTTTGAAGGTGTCATATATCTCTCCATCCTCATCACAGACGAACCTTTGTGTTCCTGCCCCCAGGCTCGGCTGATTCTGTGTTTTTGTTATCGTCAGCGAGTTCTTTCCACCGTACTGCGTTGAATCGCCGTCCATGGCGCACATGGACTGAGCAAACAGCCTGTTGATGTCAGCCGAATCAAAGAACGTCCCCGAAGGGGCAAGGCTGGCGTTCTCGATGACTTTCTGCACCAGCCAATTCAACCTCAGAGCCGGAGCAAAACAGTAGCCGTTCTGCTTTCCCCTGATAGTTCTGACGTTGAAAATCCTGCACCCCCTGCTATCCGTGGCACCATCCTCAATGAGGCCCGACACAACCCCGGTCGGACGGCCTGCGGCGTTTAGTGCCAGCGTTGTGTTGTAGAATAGGCGATTGACATAGCCACCTGCCAATTTGTCGCTGTTATTCTCCACCAGCGGGGAAATCTTATTCTTATGATAGCCATAATCGTCATTATCCTTATAGAACTTACTATCATAGAAGAGGAAAAACTTGTATATACTATCCCCTTGCAGGGTATTCAGGAGGAACTGCCGCCAGCCTGCCTGGTGGTTGTCCTCCGTCTGCGATATCACCACATCGGCACCATAATCATTTTCCTTCAACTTCTTATTGCCGAAGCCCAAGCCAAAGGCGTTGGCCACGATGCCGCACGTCAGCCTCTTTTCATCCTTGGTGCTCTGCACATACAGCTGCCCGGTGCTGATGGGGATGCCGTCCACTACAATCTCGCATTGATAGCGGCGGCTTCCGCAGCTCGCCACATACTGCACCGTACCGAGGACGCGCTGGTTAATCTCTGCGGGTATCTCGAAACTCCAAACGATATCACCACAGATGCCATCATCGCCTAGCAGGTTATTGTTCTGCTCGAAGAAGATAGAGGTGTCCGCTGGAATGTAGAGGGGTTTATTTTCGACTGATATAGATATCATGATGCTAGACTTTGGATGATGTGTAACAGTTCAATTTGCGGATGGATATCCGTGCGGTATTTGTCGTAGCTACTGGCGAAAAATACACCAGGCCGACCTGCTATTGCCCGGGGGCATATCTTCCCCAGCTGGTTGTCGTAGGGGTATTGGATATGCAGTTGCGAAAGCAGGGATTTCAATAGGCGGCGCAGGGCGTTCAGTTGTCGGGTTGGTATCATCTCGAAAGCCTTTCCGCAACTGCAATACTCGTAAGGCACAAAACCGCCTGCCGAGTAGTCGGCTGGCCTCCGCACCGGAATCCATTGCCCTTCTCTCCTTTCCAGCTCTCCGGCGTTCACCAGCGCAATCACATCGCGCTCCCCATGGCCGCCGTGGATAGTCCCGTCTCTGTCTATGACAAAGCCGGGTCTGTCCACCTGCCATTGCTCTGATGCCAGATAATCGGGTATGGATGGAATCCACCCGGTGGCCACCAGTTTAACTTGCCCGTTCACGTCTCCTCCTTTCTCGCTCCTCGCGCACCATGCGGTCGAGCTGATAGAGAACCGACGGCACCGACAGCTTCAGATACTTCTCTTCCTCGTAGAAGTTATCGCCCATCACCTCACGGATGAGCGTCTGAAGGTCGGCACTACTCCGGCGGCCACTCTCCTCTGCTGCGCTGAACAGGCGGCGGTAGCGGCGTGTGAGCTGCTGCCGCATCAGCTTATAGTTGAGCGATGCGGCTGCTATGATATCGGGGTTAAGTTTTCGGATCTGCTCCAGCCTGCCCTCTGCTCCCCATTGGGAAAACTCTTCGCGCGGGTCGCTTTGGTGGTCCCAATCGGCTTTTTGTGGCCGATACAGCACCGCCACCAAAACATCCCACTTTCCGGCATTGGCATTGCCGTCTGCATATATCCATTCCTCCCAAGTCACGTCACTAAAGTTGTCGCTGAAACCATACAGCGTGGTTCCGTCGGGCAGTTCGATGGTGTCCATCATGCCCACGGTGTAGCTCTCTAGATCTGCCATCCATGATAGCTGGTCGGTGAGCCACCACCAATCGCTTATCGACAGCGACACGGAAACGGCATCGTCCAGGTTCAGCAACCTGCGCGCCATGTCGTTTTCGATGCTCGCGCTCTTGATGGCACTCCCAGCGAAGATGATAAACTGCTCCTGCGTCAGTTCCTCCCACTTCTCCGGCACGTCGTAGTGGTACATCTTCCCGGCCACCTTGAAATCAACCTTGTTCATTCCCGGTATCAGTTACAGGTTCATCCTCCTCCTCTTTCACCCATGCGTTATTGTTCACTATACAAACATTCGGCTCGACCATCGTCAGAGTGACGCGATATCCCACATAGCGGTCCGTATCGTTAAGCATATAGTTTCCGTCTGCGCCCTCGATTTGGGCCAGACGGAACGGCTTATCGGTATCGGACATCATGCGGCTAAGGATATCCTCGGCAATCATCTCGCAGAGGCTCATCTTCTCGTCAGTCTCATTGAAATCCCCCACGTTCTCGTAGGAGTCCACAATGATGAACGATGTTGTCCGCTTCTTTATGAGGTTCGACTTAGAACCTTCATACTCCACTTCGTTGCTCTCGGTCACGAGGCAGGGGAATGATACCCCGCTTCGCAATCCGTTCACAAACTCCTCCAGCTCACCGCGGAAGAAGTGCGGCTCGCGGGGAGTATGCCGGAGCTTTGTGTGTTCTTCTGCAAGGTGGCGCATATAGGCCACATAGTCGATTAGATAGTTCTTTTTCATATCACATCACCAGGAATGTCTTAGCCCCTTCGTTGTCATATAGATCTGCGCCGTGTTCTCGGTCGCTCTTCGTGCCGATTTCTTCTATCTCGGGGAAGGTGCTGACGTTTCGCTTGCAAAACGTCACCACCTGCCCGATATGACGTTCAGCGGCTGACCTGTGCCGCTGGGCGAAGTCGGCCAGCTGCTCAGGTGTTGCGCTGTTCATCACGCTGCCGCCCTGTCTACTCTCCTCGCTCACGACCATCAGGCCCTGCTCGGTGGGAATAAGATTGAGGAATGGCACCGCTTCGGCCATGGACCAGTGTGCCACGAATGCTGTCACACCCTTTAGGATGGGACGGCAGTCATCATCGTCGCGATGCTCCTTCAGCCTTGCGAGGAGAGGCGCGCCGATGCGGAAGGGGAGTTCCATTGCCTCGGTGTCATCAATCCATTCGCGCAGCTTCGAGAACACGCAGAAGTCGCCACGGATAGAGATAAACTTCTCGAAATCCTCCATGCTCCGGATGACACTATCCTTGCGGCTGGTGTAATACTGCGACTGCTCAAAATCGCTCAGGGTATCGACATTCTTAGTGCAGAACTCGATCACCTTGTTCAGATACTCGTAGCCCTGCCGCCTGAGAGACTCGCGCAATGCGTCGGTCTCGTAGCGGTAGGCTCGTTTGTCGCCCTTGTTGTTGCTGATGCCGTCGTCGGTCATCACAACAGCAAGCTGGGCGAAACTATCCCAACATGCCAGGCGCACCACTGTCATCTGCAGCAGTTGAATCAGCGAATTCATCACCCCGCTTTCGCCTGAGGTTCCGTGTTCATCGTAATATTCAGCTGCCGTATTAAACAGTGGCTCACCCAGCATCGGCTTGATGCGTAGCAGTTCGGCGGTGGCGATGGCTGGTGCCATGGTCTTGAATGTTGTATTCACGCCCATGGGGAGACATTGCTTGAACTCCGCAGCTCCACGCTCGTTGTTCTCTTCCTTGAAGAATTTTGGTTTATTCATAACTAATTCCTTAGATGCCCCCCCTGCCTGCGTCCAGGGCTGCCCCATAGCGGGCCGGAGTGGTCGGGCTGGAAACGCAGACATGGGGGCGAAACATTAAGTGCTTATCTCTTGCTTGGCCTGCCCGGTGTTGAGGGTGGTGAGGATAGTTTCCTTATACTTCAACACCAAATCCTTACTATGGCCGTTATACTCCATCATCAGTTTGATGGGGAAAAGAACCTGCTGCTTCTCGATGTAGGTTGTGATAATGGAGACCAGGAACGACTCGCGAATATCGGAACCGCTACCAGCATTGCCAGCATAGGCACCTCCGGGCATACCTGCACCGAATACACTCGGGTTAATCATCAGGGAGAAAAGAATCTCGCTATTGGCCGCTGCCGATGTTGACAGGCGTTCCTTTGCATCAATTTCATTCTCCAGACGTTCGATTTTCCAACCCTCGCCCTTGCCATTCACGCCAGTTTCATAGGTAGAGATGAAAGCCTTTGACACGTTTTCCTCCCCGCAGAGGTCGCGTTCCATCTTCTCCATCCACTCATGCACCTGCCGCTCACGCTCCTGCTTATTGTTGGCATCACCTTTGGGGAAGTGTTCTTTCCACCATGTTTTAGGCACTTGGATATGCCACATCAGCGACATAGCATTAGCGTATGACTTGGCTAGAAATTTCGGAATCTTGTTGGCAATGTCTATCCAGCCAGACCTCTTGGCAGCATCCCAATCTGGAATGCCATAGAAATCATTGTTGCTGTAATAGTTTTTGATGCGTGGGAAAGCTATAGCCTGCCCTTTCAGTTTGCCCGTTGCTTTCAGTCTTTCGAGGTGCAGAAATGGGTCGTACTCATCCAGCATGTGGAAGATGGTGCAATCTTTTTCCGTTGGCATTTGTGTCTCGAAGTTCGGGAATGTCAGCAGCCTCTCCATGTCTTTACTCACGCGGCAATGGCGGGCATTGTAGATTATAGTGTTCACAATGCGGGTGCCATCGTTGTTGAAGTAGAAGATGGGGAAACAGTTTCCAAACTTAAAGAGGTCGCGGAAGGCCGTGCTGGCATAGTTAATGAATTGCCATGAGCGGAAATAGCGTTGGATTTCCGGCTCGGAGCAAGGCCGCAGGATCTGCTCGCCCTTATCATCATAGCCTGTCACGTCCATGGGGACTACACCCTGCCCGAAAGAGGTTCTTGCCTTGAAGCCTATACCCGTTGAAAGCACGCCAGTTGACCCAATAGTTTTGACGGCATCATCCGGGTAGCGGTTATCCTCTCCCCAGCTAACATATTCTCGGTCGCCAATCTTGAAAGTTGAGATTGGTTTTTCGACAGACGGCTTCGGCGTGGTGGTGATACCAAACACACCATGGCCGCGGAACATCATAGGATAGCCCTCGTTGTCATACAGTATCTCCATCAGGTTTTTCCTCCTTCGGTTTATCGGATGTTACACTAATAGTTGTGCCGCCCACGCTGACTGTTGCGCCACCGTTCTTTTTGATTAGTTCCGGAAGCTCATCCACGACTTTGAACGCAAGAAGCAATCCTACGCCTGTGAAAACTGACGGGTCAATGACTCCGGTTGGCGGCACAAGGAACCCAGCAATCAACAACACCGACGAAACAATGGCGGTTATGATTCCAACGATACGTTTGCGGGATGTCATGGTGGCCTCCTACTCTTCGGGTTTTTCGCCCTCAGGCTCCTCGCTCTGGGTGTTCTCTTCGGGCATGGGTTCATCACCTGCGGACTCCTCTTCGGGTTTGTCACCCTCAGGTTCCTCGGTCTCGGTGGAGGCTTCTGCCTCAGTCTCGGTGGCGGCGGCGGTTCCCTCGGACTCGGTGCCGTTCTCTTCCAGGGACAGCTCAAACTCCAAGTTGTTGATGTCCCTCTCCACCTGCTGATATTCTTCGTTGGCGGCCACATATTCGGCATACTCTTCCGGGTATTGGGTTTGGAATTTCTTGCCGAGCTTGTAGCATTTCAGGGCGTGCTTGTCGCTCTTGGCCATAATCGTAAGCAGTTCCACCTTGCGGGCCTGCAACTTCTCTAATTGTTCAACTTTGTTCATGATGTATGAATTTTGATGTTTATTTATTAAAGCACTGCAAAGATACATTGTATTATTAATGTCAGTAGGGACACCTATATTCTCGCCCTGTTACGCAAGAAATCCTCCTGTTTATCGAAGTCTTCCATCGTCCTGCGGCTGATGTATGCCTGTCGGTTCTTTGGGTCTTTGAGGTACTTGGCGAGTTCTCTGAGGATATCCAGCTCCTCCTCTCTTTCCGGCATAGCCACAGTTATGTTCTGCGGGGTATTTTGGAAAGCTGCTGCCATTCCGCCCTCGGATATCGAGCGGCGGCGGCCAAGTTCTGCCGCTGCCCTTGATGCCACGGGCATGTTCAGTTGAGCCATGGGGATGTCGGACAATGCCCGGCGGTTGCCTCGCTGGTAGCTCTCCAGCGCGTCGATAACCGGAGCAGTCGCAGGGTCGGATAGCAGGCGGTTAGAGGCCACCCATTCGGGGCCAGCCTCGCCAGCCTGGTATACCGTGCGACGCTCAACATAACCACCCTTGGCGTAGGGTTCGGGTTCGGATGCGATAGCGGCGATCTGAACAGCGGCAAGTGCACCGCTGATGCCAGCGAGAACAGCATTGTAGGGAGGAGGTGCAGCCGATAGTGCTTTCAGGACGGCAAGCGCACCCTCCATGACAGCCTGGCCGATATTGAGAGCCTTCTGTCTCTTCCATATCTCCAACTGAAGAGCCTTTTCCTTCTCGTCGTACTCCGTTTGCATCTTTTCCTTGCGCTCGTTGTACTCCTCTTGTGATATGATACCCTCATCCAGCTGTTTGTCGAGTTCCTTTGTCTTGGCCTCGTGTTCCTTCTTGGCGTTGTTAATCTGCTGCTGGGTGTTATTGTTCAGTATCGTGTTGATGCTGCCCCATATCTGCATAGCCTGCTGGCCGAACTTCTCAATGCCTGCTATCCAGCGGTCGATAGCCTTGCCGAAAGCATCCTCTTCCGCTGCCATTTCGGCCTCTTCTCTCAGTCCGTCCATAGCCTCTGCCTCAGCCTCCAGCGCGTCACGTTTGGCGGTGTGCGCGTCGGCTTCTTCCAACAGACGCTCAGCCTCTTCTTGGTTGCCTTGGAGAGATGCCTGTGACGATAGCCGGATATATTCCGTTGCCATCTCCTCCTCGGCTGCCGCTTTCTTCTCGATTTCCTCCTTCTGCTTCTTGTACTTCTTGTTAATCTCATCGATAGCGCGACCGTATGCCTCGAAGGTGGAAGAGTCGAAGATGAAACTCAGGCCGGAAGACTGCTTTTCGCTCATCTTCGACGAAGCACGTTCCCCTATCTGGTCACGATGTAGCGGCTTTTTATTATTCTCTGAACTGGTGTCGATGTTGGAGAAGGCAGTTGTCAGCATCACCTTTTTCAGCTGGCGGTACTCTTCGGTTAGCATCATGAGCTGCTGACGTTCCTCCCCGGTGGCCAGCGATGCGTCATTCTGCGCCTGGAGGATGGCCGCATCGATGTCCGCAATCTGCTGGCGCAACTTCTCGGCCGCCTGCTCCACCTTGTTGATATACTCATTCTCGCTCTCCCCTTTGAGCTGCTTTTTGAGTTTGTCAATCTCATCACCCATTTTGGCGATGTACTTTTGAAGTTCGGCCTGCTTCCATTCCTCCACACGGCTCCGCAGATCATCGAGCATCTTCTGTGCCTCTGGGTGCTTACTGATTACCGCCTGAAGGTCATCCTCCATCTTCTCGATGGAATTATCCACGTCGGCCAGCACCTTTGCCGCACCCGTGAGCGTCTTGGCGTTCATTCGGTCAATCATTTGGTTATAGTTCTGCTCGAAGCGAGACCAAGCGGCCTCCTCGCGTTCCCTCTTTTTCTTATCCTCCTCGGACTCCTCCGGGGTGTAGCCACCACCACCGCCAGCGGTTCCGCTGGTGGGCTGCTTTTTCTTCAATTTTGCTATTTGGTCACGATAGGCTTTCAGTCTAGCGGCATCCCTTTCTGCTCCCTCGCTGAAACCGTGTTCCATCATATCCAGATATCGCTCCAGCTCATCCTCCAACTCTTTGAGGCTCATCTTCTGAACACCGAAGGGATCTGCATCTTCTGGTTTTAGTGCATCCTTATAGGATTTTACTGTTTTCTCTACTTCCTTATACTTGTTCTCTACGGCCGTAAGTGCATCTATCACCTTAGAGGATGCATTCATATTTTCATGAGCTAACGCACTATTATCATCCGTCGTAGCCACACCGAGTCTCTTTAATTCCTTATTTAATGCCCTATATGCCTCCCTTGCTGTCTTTTTCCCCTCTGAAATCTCTCTCATGTATCTCCCAACTATAGCCTGTACCTCTGCTTTTACCGCCTCGGTATAGGTTTCCTGTCTATAACCAGGGGCGGCTTGGAAGCCACCCCGCATTGCATATTGGAGTTGCTCTTGCACTTCCTCTCCCAAGCCACCATAAGCCTCTGCTGTTTTCTCAGCATAAACCCTATCATAGGCACTTTGTTTTGCAGCTGCCGACAGGTCTTTATAGGCCGCCTCAATGTCTCTGATGGCTCCCTTCTCATCGACATGAAGGGCAATGATATCGGGGTATTCTCTCCGTAACTCTTCAAGTGCTTTGACATACTCCTCACTTCCCTCCTTTGCCCCTCGCAGCCGTTCAGTTAGCACCTTGATATTACCCTCTGCTTCTCCGGCTGCCCGACCTGCTGCTTTCAGGGCATCACTCACCTTCCAAGCTGTGGAGTTTTTAACAATCTTAACCGTCAGCGCGGCAATGCTTGTGAGGGCAGCAATTACCAATCCCCAAGGCGTAGAGGAGAAAGCCTTCTTGCTGGCATTGATGGCAGCGGCGTGAGCTGCTTCTGCTCTGGTCGCCTGCTCGGTAACGGCCACCTCCATGCCGTAGACGCGATTCTTGGTGATGGTGGCGAGCTTCTGCACCTCGGTTATCCTGCTGCCCTGCTGACGTGCCAGGTTTTCTTTCTCGATGGCCAGCGTGTTCTGCATCGTCTTTAGGCGTTCCTGTTCCTGAACGGCTATCCGCTTCAACTCCTTCGCGCGTTGCAGATCCGTCTGATGGCCTTTCAATTTTTCGATGCCGATGAGGGATTTAATACTCTTGCCGAGGTTGTTGTTAGCTATATAACTCAGCGTCTTCACGCGGAGCCAGTTAGCGAGGAGGGCAATAAGGCCGGGGAGTATAGCCTTGTTCGATTTAAGAATCTCCACGAATCCGGCCACACCTTTCAGCAGGACGGTGCCAGTCTTCTGAAGATGAACCAGCACGGGGTAGAGGTCGTTGCCTAATTTAAGGCGCATTTCTTCAAACTTCTTCTTAGCTTTCTCTAGGTTGGCCTGCGCGTTGTTGTTTTTCGTGTTAACCTCGTTTAGGACGCTGTTGCCGGTGGTCAGTTCCTGGTTGGCGATAGCTTGTGCCTCGGACACTTTGTCGAGGCTGCTGGCCATGGAAGAGATAGCTGCTGCCGCTCTTTGGCCGTCGAGGCCCATATCCTCGAACACAGGCACGAGGGCTGTGTAACCGCCCATCTCGTTGAAGCCTTCCAGTACCCGCTTGATGGCGGCATTCATATCCGTTTCCATGAGTTGCTTAAACTCTTCCAGCGGCATCTTCGCGGCGCGGACAAACTCCTGAGGCTTCTTAATCATCTGGCCGATGAGGCGTTGGAAAGCCGTAGCCGACATTTCGAGTTTCTGCATATCCTGATCTAACGCGGAAGCGTAGCCCAGGATTTGGTCGGCTGACAGTCCGGCTTGTGTAGCCACGCCGCCGAGTCGGCCGAGGAACTCCACCAGGTAGTTCTCGTTAGCCGTGGAGGACTGTCCCAGCATATTGATAGCCGAGCCAATGGCCAGCATCTGCTTCTCGATGTCGCCGCTGTTCTCTGCCAGCTGGTGTGTGCTTTTAGCGTACACCTCCGACAGTTTGCCGATGGTGACCATCGCGCCGTCGCCCAGCACGTCGCCCAGGGCGATATTGATTTTATCCGCAGCCGACACGAAGCCAGCCACAGCCTCCGTGCTATTGATGCCCAACTTACCAGCCTCATAAGCGAGTTGGTTAAGCTGCTCGCGGCTGGTCCTGGTGTCCATATTTTTGAAAGCCTCATTCAGTTTCTCCACCTGCTCATGAGTGAGGCCAGTGGTCTTCATCACGTCGGCATAGACATCATCGAGAGCTGCTGCGTCCTTGGCCAAGTCCTTCAACTTGCCAATGGCGACATCCCCCATCTGAAAGACCGACTGCAGACCCATGATGACGTTGGACGCTTCGGCAATTTTCTGTGTGGTATCCTTCCACTCCCTGCCGAGGTCGTTCACGGCCACCTTCTGCTCGTGGAGGATTGCCCGGAGCTTCTTTAACTCCATCGACTTATCGATGTACTCCTGCGTTCCCAATGGCAGTTTCTTCTGCTCATTCTCCAGCTGCTTAATCCTTGCGGTGATGGAGTTGATGGTGCCCTCAACTTCTTTTCCGTTGATATAAATGGTTACTTTGCGACTTAGTGCTTTAGCCATAATTCTTAATATTTACTGCAAAAATACAACCCTTCGGGTTCATTATCGGGGACATGGTTTTGAAGAAAAATTTTGCAGATTTCAAAAAATTGCATATCTTTGCAGTCGAAATGGTAACGATAAGAAACATACATGGAGAGGTGATTGCCACCATAGAAGTTCCCGCCGAGGTTCTGCGGGGTACCGATGGCCAAGTAATCGGTCTTACCCCTGCGGATAGAACCTATGACCTCAACCTTTCGTTTATGGATCTACACGAGGCCGACCTGCGCGGATGGGATTTGTCGATGGCCAACTTCCAGGACACCGACCTAACCAATGCAGACCTCAGCGGTGCCAACCTCTCCAACAGTAATATTGATTGTGCGATTCTCGACGGTGCCATTCTTGATGGTTGTGAGTGGCCCATCAACTACCACCACCCTGCCTATATGTAGGCCGAGCGCAATTCCATCCTCTCCTTCTTTCTCTTCTTGTTGCGTCGGGTAAAATACGCCCTTGTTGTATATTTCTCTTTCGGCAGCACCTTCAGACAATCCTTCAGGTCGATATCCAATATCTCGCCCCATGGGGATGCTGCAATGCGGTTCAGAATCTCGCGGCGCAGACGGAAGCTGTTTGTGTGCTTCATCAGGCCCATGTACGAATTAATAACCTGCACAAAATGCTCCTTCTCCCGGAGCATGTAGTACATATTGCCCTCAGCCTTGCGGATACTACACTCCACCTTCCACCACACATTGTGCACAATCCTATCCGATGGTAAGATGCGGTCGCGTTTTAGTTTGTAGCCCAGCAGACAGATTCCCTTTGAGTAGTGCTGGACATACCGCTTATCCGGGTGCAGCGTCAGGTGCAGCTCATTCCAGAGGAACCACTCGAAGCGACCGACATCCTCCAAAAATCTCTCCTTATCACGGAACACAAAGGCAGTATCATCTGTATAGTGAATGAATTTATAGCCCAGCGATGTAAGATAATTAAGATAAAAGGTGGTGAGAAAGTTGGCGATCATCTGCGAGGTAATATTGCCGATGGGTATTCCGATGCCGTCCGACTTGCCGAGAAGCGACTTCCGTTCCGGGAACCCCACCCACATACGGCGGTGCGACTTAACGACGCAATGGCTCTGCGGTAGCGACTGGTATATTACCCTTGTAAGATACAACAACAGGTCGCGGTGTGGGCCTCTGTACACCTCCATGATAAACCTCTCCATCAATCGCACGGCAATCTCCGTGTCTATCGACATGAAGAACGACTGCAAGTCGAGTGATGCCACATAACAATCGACCGTATAGCCCTCGCTCTCCTCGAAGACGTATTCCTGGAACTGTTGCACCGCACGCAGGCCACCCTTACCCACTCGGCATGAATAACTGTCCGGGTGGAGATGGTAGTGTTCCAGCCACCAATTAAGCTCATTGAAATACCAAGTCTGCACCATGCGGTCGCCATAGTCGGCGGCCAGCACCTCGCGCAGTCTTGGAATAGTAATCATGAAACAGATGCCGACGCGCATCGTATACTCGCAGTTGCCCACCTGGTGGACTATCTCCACGAGCTGCACCACTAAATGGTATTGGAAAATAAGGCAGGAAGGTTTCATTCCCTTCCTGCGCCTACATTGCCGATTGACATCATACCACACTTCCAAAGGAAGTTCGTAGTTTCCGAGAGCCGAATTGTCGTATGAGTCAGATTCGAGGACCACGCGGACCTGATAACTGTTGTACTTGTTGTTGTTGTTCAACGCCCCGTTGGTGGAGTTGTATAACCAGGCATTGTTGCCATTGTACTCACCATCGGCCCATTGCTTGCCTATTAAGAAGCTCAAAGCCTCCCTCTGACTAATCGGTATTAACATGACCAGTTAGGCATCCTTCTAACTAACGAGTTCTCGCGTATCGCCTTAGCTTTGCCGCTCCGACTCTTCCAAACCTCGCGTGAAAGAGTTTATCAGTCTCCCGAAATTGGCGTATATATCAGCCAGCTTTTCATCGAAACAGGCTTTCGCCTTGTTGCTCACACTTTGCAGATCATTCAGGTCGTTCAGTATCGCCTCTGCATTATGTACCTCGCTCAATGCCTCTTCCATATAGTAGAGTTTTTCCCTTGTGAAGTGTGGTGAAAAATCCATCGACTTGATGGCATACTTGCGTGCTGCGCCCAGCCCATTGACCAGCTGCTGCACCAATGTTGTGCGGAATTTCGACGGCATGGCTTTATCCACATAGTCGCACACCATGAAATTAAGGTTGCAGACCAATTTCACCACAGTTACATCTAGGACTGATTTCTTCTTATCCATACGGAAGAGGCAAAGATGGGGTGCGCCTCAAAGCGCACCCCGGTTATAAGGGTTAAACATGTTTGGAAGCGAGGACCACGCGGACCTGACAACTGATGTACTTGAGGTTGTTGATCAACGCCCCGTAGGTGGAGTAGTACAACCAGGCATTGTAGCCATTGCACTCACCATCGGCCCATTCAGACTGCCAGTTGATAGCCTGGCCGCTTGTGGCTGTGGAGATAGCCTTGTTGAGAATGGTGACATTCTCCGGCTCCAAGGACTCAACCAAATCCACGCAGGACTTCATGAACCAGTTGCCCGGCTCGAAGCCAGTAGTGAATCCGTCGGTGGTGATACCAAACTCGGCACAGAAGGCGGCAGCCGGATAGACATGCTTGGTGTTGCCCTCAGCGTCGGTGAAATAGCAGTTGGCGAGGGCGTAGGTGTAGGCCATACCCTGCTCGCGGCACGAATTATTGACACCCTTGTTGATGTCTTTCTTCATGCGGCGCGAAAGACAATAGGCGGCATAGTCGCCATTGTACTTATCGTAGAGTGCCTTCTGCTCGGCCACCTCGGAATCTGCCAGCGCATCCCAGACGCTTTTTTTCATTGGCGAGTTTTCGCTTTCTGCGGCAAAGGATGCTTTTCCGTTGGTCGAGAAATACGACTGGAACGTGGCTGGGCGAACGTTGGTGTAATACGAGGAGTTGTTGCCGCTCTCGCAGTAGCAGGCAGAACTTGCAGACATATACTCCAGCGTGGGGAAGATGGTTTTGACCGTCTGCCCTTGGAATCCGGCATGGCTACCTTTCTCGGTGCCATTGATGCCGATGCGAGCAGAGAAAGAGCAGTCGAGGATGGTAGCATGGCTAACGCTGGTGAAACTTATGACACCATTGTTATAGGTGGAGAGAGAGAACTTGATGGCGTTGTCGCCGATGGCCTTCACCGTGAGACCGCTGCCGACAGTCAACTGGGCCACAACAGAGGCGATAGTGGCACCTGCAGCCCATGTGCAGCTTCCGCTGATGGCGGCGGCATAGGGTGTGCAGCTGTAGTTGAAGCCGCCAGCCTGGGTGAGGTCACAAGTCACCTTATACTCATTGTTGGCTGCCCACTGCATTGTGCCATTGTACTTCTTGTAGACAAAGATGTCTTTGTCTGCATACGACTTCAAGAAGAAAGCCTCACTGCGGACGTAGCGTCCGCTGTCGAAGGTAGCGGCATGGTAGGTGCCATGCTTCAGAATCTTCGCGCAGCCGTCGACCATATCGAACAGCTTTTCATCGCCCTTTTCGAGCGATGCAGAGAGATAGGGGACAATGACGTTCTTACCGTCAAATTCCACCTCATCACCCGCCACCGACACGCTACTGCGGTCGGTGGGAAGGGTGGAGTCGTTTTTGTACGCCTGTTTGTCGGTGTACTTTCTTAAATACTTGCTCATATTCTATAGAATTAAGGTTAGTTAATCAACTCCCAGGAATCGATGGTCAAGCCAAAGGCTCGATATTCCTTCTTGTTCGTGGTGTCGAGATAGGTCTGACCCACGAACTCCGGGGCCACCTGAGGGGCACCTGTTCCTTTCAGAATCATGTTGCCCTTCGTCGGCAGGCCGCTGAACTCGCGGCGCACTGTCAGACTCTCCACCGTGAGCTGGGGCAGGCCCTCGCTCAGGGCTTTCTCGATGCCGCTGATGCGCTTGGCGAGTGCCACAATGGCGGTGGCGGCTGTTGCACCTTCTTCCTCGATGAGGTTCGGGAGGTTCTTCACTACGTCAGTCCAACGGCTGGCGTATTCGGTGACGAACTCGACCGATGTCGCACCGCCTTCAAAGCGGATGGTGCCGAAATCGTCCACAGTCAGCAGTCCGGTGAGGTTGTGGGTCCCGGTGACCGGGGTGGCCAGCTCGAACTTCATAGAGGCACCTGTGAGGGCGGTCTTCAGCGCGGCCACCGTGCTGATGCTGTCGCTCTCGACAATGAGATTGGTGCCGTTGAGGGTAAAGCCTGACACGCTGCCGCCAGAGACGCTAAAGATGCCGTTTGACTTGATGCCTGTCACGGCTGCCGCGAAGCGGTAGTTCGTGGACTCTTCGCCAGCTTCGCCTGTAGTGATTTCTTCGACACTCCAGTTAAGATCTTTCGGAGTGGCCACACCAATACGGCGGTACCAGATACGGTTGGCGGCTTTGTCGCCGAAGACAATTTCGTCGTAGGCGTACCCGCTGCCGTTGCTCACGCGGCGCATGGTGCCACCCATAGAAGTGATGACGCTAGCGAGGTTGATTTCGTCGTAACTGTAGGCGGCATTCTCGTTGTCGCGGTAGTTACTCCAGCAGAGGTGGGCGCAGATTTTGGTGACATCGACACCAGCGGCAAAGGTAGCCACCACTTCACCATCGTTAGCCGGTAGGTAATACACCACACCGCTCTCCGTGTGCGTGGGGACGTTGTTGCCACCCTGCTTGACCGAGGTAGGCACCACGATGTGGTTCTCTTCGTCGGTGAAAAGGTAGCCGTTATTCTCGGTACTCTTGCCGTACTCACCCCATGCAGAGCGCACGGCCTTGAACGTTGCCACTTGGCCATCGATACCCGAAGGGGGTAGCTGGTTGAAGCCGACGGAGACAATCTTCGCTCCAGATGCGAGGATTCCGGCCTCGGTACCACGAACCGACACGACACGAGCCTTGCGCTCGCTGTTGATGTCCTGGTCTCCTCCGGTAGTCTCGATGGCGCGGGTCTGGGTGTAGCTGACATCGACACTCGAACCGATATTCAGATCGTCGGCCAGCTTCGGAATAATCTCACCCTCATTGAGGGCGCGAATCAGTTCCGAGAGAGGGAAATTGACTGTCTCGCCAGTATCCCATCGGATACCGAAGACAATAATCTTTTCGGTTGCCCCCTCGAAGGAGGGCATTTGCGGCAGCTCACTGCCACGTTTCTTTTGAACTTCGCTCATAACTTATAAGTTTTTAGTGAAAAATATTATTCAATTTCAATCATATAGCCATCTTCCGTGGTGATAGCGAATCCATCTTCTGTGCTGAGCACATAAGCGGTGCGGAACCGCTCGACACCCACCACGGGGTCGTCGGGGTCCCATCCACTGAAGAAGATACGCGGCGCGGTAGTGCTGCACTCGAAGTGGCACTCGGCACCGTTCGCGCTGGTGTACTCCTTGCCGGAGGTGGCGCGGGTGCTATCCGTGAGGGTGGCACCACGGCGTTTGTTGCCGAGCAGATGCCACTCGCCATTGACCAGCTGCACGATAAAGACAAACTCTGTATTGAGGGCCGAGGCGAGGTAGCCGAGGATAGTCTTCTTAAATCCGGGGTGGAATATTTCGAGCTCGGCTTTGAAGCTTCGACTGCCCTTCTGCCCCTGGGGTGTATAGACCAGCTCGCCCAGCTCTTCGGCACAGAATATTTCTCCGAACTCCGTTCCGCTCTTCACGGTGATAGCCTGCTGTTCAAGCGCAGGACTTCCGATGATGATACGCTCGCCGTAGGTGGACGGTTCTGCCGCCGTCAGCGCGTTGATACTCTCGATATCCTTGCGGGGAATGTACAGCAGACGCTGGACACCCGAAATGTTGTTCGCGCACGTTGACGGCGCGAGGATATTGTTTATATTTACACTGCATCTTCTCATATATCTTAAATATTATAGTTGACATCCAAAGCGGCGATTTCTTTCACCTTCTCGTATACCTCCGGCACTTCCTTCAGGGCGGCGAGGATAGTATTGCTCTTCTCGCGGGTCTCTTTAAGGTCAGCCGACACAGACACCTTTTCGCCCACGTCGCCGAGCTTATCTTCAAGTTGCCTTGTTCTCATTGCCAATCCTTGCGTCTGCTGGGTGCCGTTCACCGAATCTTCGAGGGCAGCGATGCGGGATATTGCACCGCTGACCGACTGAGCGGCCTGCTGGGCCTGCTGCGCCTTCTCCGTGGCGATGGTACATCTATTGTCGCACACCGTAGCCGAGCTAGCTGCTGCCGTTGCCGAGTTGCTTGCCGCCGTCGCAGAAGTGGATGCGGCGTTTTGGATAGTTTGGAACTGTGACAGTAGCACCTGCCAATCGTTCGTAGTCGGGTAACTGGCGAGGGATTGGTGTGTCTGAATGGCCGTGTCGGCTTTGCCGAGGGTTGTTTGTACGGCTGCCGCCATATCAGAGGCCGGAATGCCATTGCCCGGCTTCTGATAGGCAGAATCTGCTTTCCGTAGGCTATTGTTGACACTATCATCCATATCCGTTTTAGGTATGCCTCCGGCAGGCTTCTGATATGCCGAGTCTGCTCTGGTGAGCGATGAGCGGACATTGGAATCCATATCCGTTGAAGGGATACCCGTGGATGGTTTTTGGTATGCGGTAGCACCCGAGGCAGCACCCCTGCGGATTTCTGCCAGGTCTCTGATGGTATCCTCTTTGCTGTTCAGCGCGGACTCCATCGTTTCCACCCTTTGCAAGAATGCTGTATTGCGGTTAGTCTCCCTAGTCTCGGCGGCTGTCATTCTCTCGCCTATTCCGGTAACAAGGCCGTTGATGGTTGCCTTATAGGTGGCCAAATCGGTTTCCCTTGCTGACTTCTCGCCCTCCAGCGTGGCGATGCGACTGCTGGCACTACTTTGTTCCTGCTCAACATTATGCAGACGCTCCACATAGCCGGAGCGTTCCTGGGTATAGTTCTGAAGCTGCTGGCTGAAACCGTTTACCCTCTCCACAAGAGCGTTGTCGATATCGGGCAGAATATCGCCGGGGTTGATATCATCTTCAAGCACGATGCCGTTAATCTTGGGCTTGTTGGCCAATGCCGAGTAGTCAAATTGGCCGTCCGTCAGTGCACCACCGAGGGCTGTCATCATCTGATTATGCTCCTCGATAAGGCGATTCAGGATATCGAACACTTGGGATGCGCTCATCCCTTCACTTATATACTCAATCATATCAGTTCGTTATTAATCGGGATAGTTCTATCGCTGAATGCCACACGTTCCCGCTCGGCATCGTCGAAGTTGAACGACATGCCAGCCGTGCGGGGGGCATCCGACATATTTTCAAGTTGATTCTCCACGAAGCGGAAAGCGAAAGACACCCTCACCATATTCTCTGGCTCATCCTTCACCGTATAACTGTCGGGTTCGATGACGATGCGAAGCCAGGCAAAGCCGGACTTAATATAATGGTACCGCTGACCGATGCACCGTGCCAGCCGTGCAGCGTCGGCGGTGGTCATCATGGGGAACTTTGCGGTGTACTTTTCGTAGCTGTCGGTCTGATCAGCGTAGTGCATTCTGCCCACGCGTACGTTCTCGGCGGTCGTGGTGATTTCGCGTTTCACCTCCGGGCACACCCAAGGCACCAGCACGCCGTATTTGTTTTGGAGCAGAAACTGAGTGTCTTTATAGCCGTCGGGCAGGATGTTGTAGGTGCGGGACCAGGAACCGCCAGAGGACACCACCCGGACTGAGTATCGCAGGCAGTCGCTCGCAAGTTGCAGCGTCTCCGGCGATACATCTATTCTATACATACTGCCGTTCATGGCGGTGTAGGTCAGCACCCTATCATTATCCAGCGAGGGAGAGGACACCACCGCCCTCACCTCCAGTGACTCCACGTTGCTGAATCTCCAATACCATAGGCCGTAAAGGTACACCGATTGTGAGCGGTGGACGTTGACAGTCTTATTGGTATCCTCGCCGATGATCCAAAACAAATCAGGGCTATCTCTGAACACCCGCACCATGCCGCTATGCCAATCCGGCATATTCAGGCGGGCGTAACGTTCGGCCACCTCCCCGCACACCGCGAAGCGGTACTGGTCGTATCTCCAACCTCTCACTATTGGCGTTGTGTCGCCATACATCTCTGCGTAGCCAATGCGATACTTCAGTACCGCGTTAGTGAGCAGAGAGAAAGCCTGGCCGTCGGGGAGGTCGGGCTGAGGAGTATATCCGCTCAGCAGATCGAGCGGGATGCGGACATAATTCTCTTCGTCGGGGTGAAACACCATCACCTCGGACTGATATTCGTGGATGGCGTTGTAATTATTCACCCACACCGACACCTTTGCCGCGATAGCATAGTTTCGCTTGGTGCCGATGTCGCACAGCAGCGTCAGCACGTTCTTATTGCGTGCCCAGCTGATGATATAGGGTGTATCTGTTACCGTTACCGACATGGTTGTTCTTAATTCTGATGCAAAGATAATAGTATGCTGGCGATAGCTTGGGGACACCTTATTTTTTAACCCCCATGAATGTTCTGATGACCTTATCGCTCTGATGCTCGGCGACAATATCCACCAGTTTATCCTCTTGGCGGTTGAGGCTGCCGCTAAGCCAGTCGCTCATAGTGCGCCTTGTGTGGCCCACTATGGAGCGCGGTGTGCCGTTGCCCACGCCATACTCGCGGAAGATGCCGTGTACCGGGAACTGAAAGGCGACACCTGCCACCTCTCCGCTGTTGCTCTTCATCTGATATTGGATGTGGCTCCTCAGCTTGCCCTCGGACTTGCCTGCCTTCTTACCGCTCTTATAGGTGTGGTTGTGCTTCTTGCCCTTAGCGAAGAGCGATGCCTGAGCCTTGGCGAGTTTTTGGGTCGCCCTGCTCCACTCCTCCATTTCGTTGTTGAACTCGCTATCGTCGAGCCAACCGCGATGGCCAGTGAACACGTCCCTAACGGCTATCTTTTTCGCCATAATTTTGCCACAATACGAATAATGCCTAGAAGGATAAGAGCCATCATAGCCCATCCTGCGTTGATGAGGAACTTCTGCCCACCGGAGAGCTGCGCAGGAACATCCACGTACACCGTATCGGAAGAGTTGTCTTGGTGAAACTCCTCTCGGGTAGTGTCGGCCACTTGCACATCCATATCTACGGGTTTATAGATAGTCTGCTCCTTATTCTCTATGGTATGATGAAAAAGTCCGTTGCTGTCTATGAACGCTATCGACATAGCCAAAGAGGTCTCCACCTTGGACGTATCTTCGGGTGGCAGGGGATAGACATTGACAATCTTTTCGATTGGGATATAGAAGGGGATGCTGTCGTGGATATGCACCACTCGCTCCTTGATAACCTCGCGGATGCTATCCTTCTGCTCTTGTACTGACACCGCCATGGGTGCCACCGTCTTGCGGCAGCACCCGCTGGCGAGCATCAGACCCAATATTAATCCTAAGACAAACCAATTTCTCATGACTAAAGCTGTTCTGCGGTGATACGTGTGGCCTTTCCCTGCTTATCGATGCGCAGGATTTGGCGGCGTTGGTTTCCGTTGGGGTTATAGCTCACATGGACCCAACTATAATTATGCTCATCAATCAGCTGGTCGAACGGGATGCCGCTCTGCGCGAGCAGTCGCGCGAGGTGTTGATTTTCCAACCTGCTGCCCGTCTGAAGGTCGGCAGCACATCCCGTGAGGTGTTGGCTATTAACCACGCCACCCACAAGTTTATTGACTTGGACATTACGGAACCCGCTGCCCACGATGATAGGCTTTCCGAACCGCTCCCGCAGCGGGTCCAAAAGATTATCCACCAATGCCCGAAGATTATTCTCAATTTCGGGAGTTGGGTAGTTTTTAATTTTTCGCTCAACAGCCGTACTGCTATATTCGAGCTCGAAGAAAGTAAAGTGTTTCATAAGAGGACTTTTTTTCCGTTCAACATTCTGAGGTTGTCGATGCTCACCGCCACGGGTGAGCCGATATTATTCCCTGCGCTGTCGCATTGCTGCACATTACGCATGCGGTTCTTTTTCATGTTGCCATGATGACCTCGCAGGCAGGCGTGTGAGAAATACACCACCTCGCCCTTCTTTGTGTAAAATTCGAGAGAGAAGAGGACTTTTTTCCCATAGCCATCATCCTTCACCTCCATTTCCCACAGCGCATCAGCGCGACGTATAGTTTCCAGTTCTTTTTCCATGATGCAAAGGTACAACAGTATTATAGTATATATAGGGACACTGTTTTTCTGGGATAAAACAGATTTATCCCTGTTTTTATCCCCCCAGGAGGCAGCCACCTGGGTCAAAAAATCCCATTTCAGGGTGTTTCGTTTAAAATCCTCACTTTTCCGACCAAAAACTAAGAGCGAAGCGACTTATTTGCTTCCACAG